AACTGAATCGTTACCAGTGTCGTTTGTAATTACCAAGTCACCAGAAGCGTTGGTTCCAGAATTAGCATTCTGAATAACCGACTGAACGTAAGTGTTTTGAGAAGCATCGATTTCAATAAGAGCTAGAGAACCAAAATTATAACCAGCAGCGTTGCCGATTTGCAACTTATTTTGAATATATGTATTAGCACCAGTGAACGAAGTTAGTGCACCGCTAAATGTAGCATTAACTGTTTTAGAAGCGGCTGTCGAATTAACAGTAAAGTAAGTACCGACATTAGCAGACACTGCAGCATACAAAGTATTTGAGTTAACTTGATTAGTAATGTTAAGAGAAGAAGCGTTAACGCTATTCGTAACAACTAAGTTATTTGCAACAGTTACATTGTTCGTAGAAACAGCTGGAGAAAAAACAGAATAAAACTCGCTAAAGTTATTATTAGTTTTTGTCATCGCTGTACGAATTGGATCGCCAGTTCCATCGTTTGGTACTGTACCGATATTAATGATTTGTTGTGCCATTTCCTAATCCTTGTTATATAGCTGTCTGGTCTACTGTTTTAACTGCGTTGTCCGCTAAGAATATAGTTAAATCAGAAGTAAATGAATTTTCGAAATATTCGTCTACTGTGTCTTTCGCATTATCAGCAGTAATCAACGTGCTATCCGAATTTATATAAACTCTAGGGTCTATAATAGCATCTGTTGGTTCGTATAAAATATCAGTAGGAGAACTTTCAATATTTATCTTTAAAAATCTACCAAATAATTCTGTACCCGCCACGTGGAAAGTATCATAAAGAATGCTCTTGTATTTATCTAAAAGTTGGGCAACTCTGATTTCATAAGAATAATCTTGATAATATTCGCTATCCTGTATGTATTTATCAGAATTTAAGAAACCTTTTGTCGTTGACCAGTAACCACGGCTTTTACCAATACCTGCTTTCTTTACACGCCCGATAATTTCAGCGATTGTATCGAATTCAGATATGGTTACTGATAACTGGGCACCAGAACCGTTTTTAGATTTAACACGAAGAGTTGGTAACTCTGTATAACCAGAACCAAGGTAAGTTACAGTAACATTTGAAATTACACCAGTTCCGCTTGTTGTAACGAATGCATTAGCTGGAGTCGCAGCACCACCACCAGCGAAAATTACAAGATCGCCGTTTGTGTAATTATTACCACCGTTTAAAACAACAACATTGTTAGAAACAGCTCCGTATAGATAAGCTTTAACCTGCTCGCCATCGACATAACCTTTACCAGAGTTTATCGATATTGCTTTAGAAACAACATTTGTTCCCTGTGCAGCCGAAGCTTGAATAAACTCATTAATACCATTAATTGTTCCATCAGGACGATACATAACAGGTTCATATGTTGCATAGTTTGAAGGCAGAATTACTGGAGCTGCTCTATACTTTGCAGAAGGTGTAGAGTTATGGCTCGGTGGACCATATAGGACAATGATTGTAGAGTTTACAACTTGTTTAATAACTTGAAGTTCTATAGAAGAACCAAGAGAAGCATTAGCCTGTAGATAAATCAAATCGTTATTTGAATATATCGATGTAAATATAGTGCTTGTTCCTGTAATCGTATTAGAAGAAGTATTATAAGAAACGTTACCAGGAAGAACTTTTGAAAACTGACAAGAACGAACAAACACATTAGCCGAAGTCGTATACTGATTACCAGTTTTGATGTTAGTTAAGTTAACGATCGTTCCGAATACACCGTTTGTATAGGAAAACGCTGTTCCTATATTAGAAAACTGGTTTGCTGTAGCGTTAGCTGGGAAGCCATAATTAACAGTGTTAATTGTTAAATTAGCATAATCGCAAATAATATCTGTGTTATATTGAATCGTTTGTGTATTAGAAGGCGAAGCAATACTAAAAGATGCGCCTTGGCCATTAGCACTGTTTTTATAAACGAAAGTTGCAGCATTGGCCATATAACCAAAACCGCCAGAAACAATATCGAAATTTAGAGAACCATAACCTGTCGAAAGTTCGGTTACTCTAAGAAGACCTTCAGTACCATATGAAATTATAGCATTATTTGTTAAATCTGTATGAACAATTTTAATAACGTCGCCAATGTTATAATTTTGGCCACCATTAACGATTGTTAATTCGGTTAATGAACCAAGAACCGAAGGGGCTGTTGATACAGCAACTGTATTACCTTCTTGGCCAAGTTGAACGATCTTTTCGCCAGGAATAAAATCTCCACCTCTTGGTAGAATATTAGATATGTAGAGAACGTTAAAGATATCTCTATTAAATTCTTCTTTAACATAGTTTTCAACAATCGCAGTAGAACCACTTGAAATACCAATAATTGGTTTACCGATTAAACTTTTAGTTAAACTACCTTCTGTAATTTCAAGATATTTTGGTTCCAGCCAAGTACCATCAGAAACTCTTAAAACGTCTCTACCAGGAAGATAAACTTCGATATCTTCATTATAGATTAAACGAAATAGAAGTTTATAGCACTGGATTGTACCCTTTGAACGATATACATCAAGGATATGTTTTAATAGAAATCTTTTATTTGAAATAATATTAAATGGTATACCATAGAGATATTTTTTCTGAAAGTATTCTAGAAAATTAAGAAGTGTTTCATCGATATCTCTATAATTTAAGAGATCTCTAGATTCACTTATGAAGCCTCCAGGCTGAGTAACATGCCCGTCTGGGCTTCCTTGTTCAGCCCATTCGTAATAAGCTTTCATGAACAATATGAAATTGTCACCCTCTTCCCTATAAAACTCAGGGAACTGATTCTGTACAAAATTCGATATTGTTTTTTCTATATTAAAATTCATTTTACTTTAATGTTTCTATTGCAGTGACTGTTACATCGTTAAGGTCTAATAGTAAAATTTTATCCTTACTTACAATAATATCTTTATTTTTTGGCTGGTAATATAGAGAGATGTAATTTGAATAACTTACAACATTTAAATTTTTAATAGAAACTAAACCAGTTGAATAGTTAACAAACCCTAAATTAGAGTTTACAACTACCTTTTCACCATTTAGATTCGTTGTAACGATTAAAAGCTTTCCTATGTTATTCGAATCTGGCTTACCATCGTCCTGAATAAAGCAAACATCATATTGATTACCCATGTCGTCAATATATACAAAAGAAGAAGAACTTAAAATAGGAACGAGTGGTAATGATGAACCAGCATAAGTTTCTTCATACTCTGCCGAGTTATTAAACTCAATACTAAAAGATGTAGCGGTATAAGGTTTTGGAGCTAATCTTTTTATTATAGAAATATGAGTATCGTTACTTGTTATACTTGGGTCTGCATTATCGATGTTAGAAACTAGTTTGCTATATCTTAAATCGGATCCAAATTTACCAATATTATTTGATGCGAAATTACTAATAGAAGTTCTAACAGTGTTAACGATAGTTCTATTCAATGCTGTTGTATTATTAACATCATACTGTACTGTTGAAACTACCTTTGTATAGAAAAAGTCAGGATCTGTTAAAATAATTCTATTTGGAATAGCAATGTAATTTAATAGATAATTTGATATTTCTGTTTTAAGAAAATCAGGAACAACGGTTCCGCCAACTTGCTTTAAAGCAACAACGACTCTTCCGTATTGTTTTGGCTCTAATAACTCACCACCATAAACATTAACGTCATCTATTTCCCCTCCGAATTCGGATAAGATTAGAGAGCTATAATCGTCAGAAGCAACGGCTCTTTGCTGAGATGCAAAATATCTAGGAGCAGCGAATCTAATAGACTCTATGCCTTCCTGATTAGCACCACCGCTAGACGAAACATTAACAGTAATATCAGAAGAAGAAACGATACCACCATTGTAAGTTCCTAGATCGGATATCAAAGCAAAATTATCAACACCAAGAGCATCTGTTCCACTACTTACTCTATATTTCGCCACAACAGTAGAAGCATTTAAAGGTTTACGACCGAAGTAGCCGTCACCGAATACAACTTCATAAAGATTATTTTCTGCGCCCTGTAAGAAAAATACTTCGGATGCATCGTTTAATCCATATAAGTTTTCAACTCTTGTAAATTGAGTGTTTGTAGAACCGTTATTTTCTATAACATTAATAGTAAGACTTCTAATATCTATGTTCTTATTAGAAAGTAAGAAACGTTGATTTTCTATATTATAGTCTGTGATAAAGGAATCTTGATAGTAAGTACCTTCATAAACAACTAAATTGGCAACAGCAAATGTGCTATTAGAAGACACATAACTGGTTTTCTGTTCGGTTGTGAAAGTAAAAGTTCCGTTAGAATTTGTTCCAGAAAATTTAGTTTCTGGTGGGATAACTACCTGACCAGAAATTCCACTTGTCGAAAGGGAAAAAGATATATCAGATTCTGCTGAACGAGCAGAACGTGGTAGATAATTAAGTTCTTTTGCGTGAGAAATAACCGATTCATACTTTTGAGCAGAATCAAGGAACATTTCAGAAGCGACCATATTAAGATAAAAAGAATTAAGATATGAGTTATAAGACATAACGTCAAGAAGAACGTTTATGTTAGAACCTTCAAAATTATAATCTTTAAAAACAGACTGGGTCGATAGGAAAGTTTTGAAGTTTTCCTTGAGGGTGTCGAAATCTAGTGAACTTAATATTAAAGAGCTATTTGCCATTTATCTTACTCTTTTCAAGATAACTGTAAGTGTTATTGGATCTGGATTATTTATTATACTATAAACTATTCTTATAAAGATAGAATTTTCATCAAATCCTGAATTTTTTTCACTAACACCAGTTATAGCATTAACAGATGTAAATGAAGCGCCACTTTGTACAGAAACA